CGATCGGCACCACCAAGGGCAAGGCGGTCGACGTCACGCAACAGATCATGGAGGAGGACTACGGCATGTCCGACTTCAACGACAACATGCGCGAAGGCGACGTCGCGGCGAAGACTCCGGTGCGCTCAAAGGACGAGCGCGACGCCATCGAGCAGATGGAGCGCGACGCCAAGGAGATTGCGGCGTCGGCCAGCAACATGGTGCCGCAGGCGCGTGAGTTCTTCGCCGGCAACCAGACCCGCGCGAACGTCGCCGCCGCTGCGTTCGCCGACGCAAAGGCGACCAAGGGCCAGCACAACGGCATGGACCTGATGGCGGCGGCGGGCCGAAAAGGCGAGTTGCCGATGAACTATCGGCTTGTCACCGAGAATGGACAAACGGTAACAAGAAGAGTTTCCTGATTCCGATCCCCGCTCCGGCGCGACTCACTGGGGATCGCCGTGAAGATACCGCAAAGAAACCTCGGCGGCTGGGCGCGCGACATCATCGATCAATGCGGAGTGTCGCGGCCGGATCGGATCAGCCAGCTCGGGAGCTGGCGTTCCTACTATTATGCGGGGAGTAACGACGCCAATGATCCAGCCAGGTACAACAAGATTTTTTCGCACATCGATCGGCTGGCCTCGTTCCTCTACTCCGCCGATGACATTCGATTTTCGATTTCATACGACGGCGTGCTGGGCGAACCTTGGACTGAGCGCGCCGCCGCCGCCGCTCGCGTACTCAACCGCGATTATCACCGCCGCGGTTGTGACCTGGAATTTGCAGACGCGGTGCATTGGGCGCTGATCGAGGGCAAGACCTTCATAAAAACCGTTTGGGGCCACAACGGTCTCGAAAGCTGGCTGGTTCACCCGCAGTTCATGGGGGTGTTGCGCGAGGATATCGACGGCCTCGACCGGCAGGAGGCGTTCACCCACACCGCCTACCTCACGCCGGGCGAGCTCGACCGCCAGATCAAGGATCATCCCGACTACGACAAGATCAAGAAGGAGCTCGCGTCGGCGACGAAGCGAACGACCTCCGATGAGGCCGACCCGCTCTCGGACACGCTCCGTCAAATCGTGATCGGCGGCATGCGCCCGGTTCAGATGAACGTGGGGGCGACCAGCAAAAGCAACGTGATCGTAAGCTCGGCGCCCACCCCGAGCCTCGACCCCAAGGTGGCGCGTGAACTCGTGCGCATCGACGAACTATGGGTGCAGAACACCGAGCGCGAGGACTACACCACTATCCGGGTGATCGAGCCCGACATTGTGATCGAGGGCAACCTGCGCCACCGCAACATGTCGGGCGTCGAGGGCGAGCACCCGTTCACCGAGGTCTGCCCCAACCGGCTCGATAACTACTTCTGGGGGCAAAGCGAGATCGGACCGCTGGCGCCCTTGCAGGACATGCTCAACGAGGCGGTCGCCGACGTTCGCCGCATCACGCGGCTGCAGGCCCGCCCGCCCAAGGCGTTCATCGGGTTCCAGGGTTTGACCGAGGCGAAATACAAGGCGCTCAACGTGCCGGACGGCTACATCTCGGAGGATCAGCCCAACGCCAAGGTGGAGCGGCTGGCGCCCGAGGTGCCGCCCGAGATGTTCCAGCAGATCGAGAAAATCCTCAACTGGTTCGACGAGGCGGCGGGCTTCCAGCCGATCATGATGGGGCAGGGTGAGCCAGGTGTGCGCGCCGGATCGCATGCCGCGACCTTGCTGCGAACCGGCTCGCCGCGCATGCGCGACCGCGCCTTGCTGGTCGAGCGGCAGGGCGGCGCGCACGGGGATTTCTGCTTCAAGCTGCTGCAAAACAAGGATGCGGAGGTGTTCGTCTCAAAGCTGAAAGAGCAGTTCCTGCTCAAGCAATTGCCGGGCGATTATAGGATCGCGGTGGACAGCCACTCGGGCTCGCCGGTGTTTCAGGAGGACATTGAGAGAAAAGCCGCGCTCCTGTCTAAGGGTGGGGCTCTTTCTCCTGTCGACCTCATCATGTTGACGCGCCCGCCACACCAGGATATTTTGATGGAACACGCCGAAGCGCGCGAGAAAGCCCAAGCACAATTCATGGCTCAACACCCTGAGGCGATGCTCAAGGGCAAAAAGCGCTGAGGCGTTTCGAGGACGCAACCACACGCAGCGATGAGGCTAGAGCCTCGCTGCGCAACGGGAGACCATCATGGCTCGTCGTCGCAGGTCGCGTCGGGGACGTCGGAAGTAGTCCGACTCTTCACCGCGGCCATGTTGCCCTCCGCATCATGGCCACACCACAACTGCCTCCCTCCGTGACCGGGCGCGCGCCGATGGGCGCTTCTCCGATGGGTCCCCCTACGGGGAATCCGGGCCAGCAGGCCAACGCGCTCGCGCAGGTGAGGGAGGCAGTGAAGATTCTAGAGAAAGCCTTACCGGAGCTCGCCACCGGGTCGGAGCCCTACAAGGCCGTTCTCAACGCCATCTCATCCGTTTCCAAACACGTCAGTCCTTCGGGGGAAGTCCCCGGCGTGCAACAGACCGCCCTACGCGATCTGCAGCAAGGCGCTCAGTCGAGCGGCATGATGCAGTCGCTGATGCGCTCGCTCGCCGGAGCGGGACAGGGTGCGTCGGGGGGTCCATCACCCGCGTCCTCGGGCGGGCCTCCCGGCGCTCTCCCTGCGGCGGCGGCATAAAGGAGTTTCAGATGCCCAAGTTCCCAGGCCCCAACTACAATTCGCTGATCAATTCAGACCCGCAGATCGTCAAGGTGGGGATGGACGAGTGTGGCATCGGCTCCCGCAAGTCCATTTTCGGTCAGCTCGGCGGTGACCCCAAGGGCAACAAGCCGGCGAAGCCGACCGCGCCCGAGATGACCGTGAAGCACACGAGCTAAGCTCATGGCAGAGATCGACGACACCGAGCTTGCGATCCTGCGCGGCGCCCACAAGCTCTTAGACCAACTGCACACCTCGCCCAAGACGCGGCGGCAGTTTCAGAAGGCGGTCAAGGAATTGCATCCCTCGACCATCACGGACGAGGACCGGGTGAGCGAGGCGCCCGAAGTGCAGCGGCTGGGCAAGCTCGAAGAGACCGTCAACAAGTTCATCGGCGATTTCAGAACCAGAGAGCAGGACGCCGAGTTCAACGCCGCGTTCGGCCGGCTACGTGACCAGGGCTACACCGAAGAAGGCGTCACCAAGATCAAGCAGCTCATGGTCGATCGCAAGATCGCGGACCCCGAGGCGGGCGCGGCGCTGTTCGACAAGATCAACCCGGCGAAGGAAATGCCGGCGTCCGGCTTCATGCCGACGAGCTGGAATTTCGGCGGCATGGGGGCCGACGAGCCAGACACCAAGCTCTTATTCGAGAACGAGGATGTTTGGGCGGAAAGAGAAGCGCTCAAAGTGATCCGCGAGGGATAATGACCAAGGCTCACGGCACAGGCGGACATTGGCGAGGCACGCACGAGGCCGACTGTGCAGTGTGCGGGAAGCATTTTTCTTTCGTTAAAGGAGGCGGTGGGAAGGGTCGTAACTGGAGTTATTCCCCGCGAAAGTTTTGCTCGGTGGAATGCCGGTCGATCGGACGACGGAACAGAAGCGTGGGCCTCATCGACAAGCACGGGTATCACGTGACGTTCGGCTCTCGGAACGGAAAACGAAGTCAATTCCAGACGCACCGACTAGTCATGGAGCGTCATCTTGGACGACCTCTACATGCCCACGAAACGGTGCATCATAAGAACGGTGACAGAGCCGACAACAGGATCGAGAATTTAGAGTTGTGGTCTAGCCGTCACGGCAAGGGACAGCGCGTCGAGGACAAGATTGAATTCGCGCGGTCCTTTCTCTATGAATATGGAATCGACGCTCCGGTGATCTCAGTGTCTGACGCATTGCGGGGATGCGCGGGATTGATCTGATCACCGGAGGGCCAAAATGCCCCAGACCAATGTCGGCATAGTCCCAGGGGGAGCTATTGGGTCGCAGCTTGTCAGCGTAACCCGACGTGCTTTTATTCCTAGGCTTGTGGTCCAATTATATAAGGCAACTCCGCTACTTAGCCTGTTGATGCGCAATGCGCAGCGCGCGAAAGGCGGCGTCTCCCAAGTCACCGTTCCGGTGCAGAACTCCTCGTTCGTGTCGTTCTCCTGGTCGGACTACTCGGGCACGTTCCCGCAGCCGGCCGATGTGGCGGCGCTGCAGAACGCCGAGTTCAACCTGAAGCTCGGCGTGGTGCCGATCCCGTTCATGGGGATGGAGGCGCTCATTCAGTCGAGCGAGGTGGTGATCCCGCTCCTGAAAGCGCGCATGGCGGACGCCAAGACGGTGGCGGTGCAGGCGATCTCATCGGCGCTGTTCACCAACAACGCGGCAGCGCCGACGCAGGTCGACTCGCTGTTCCAGGCGGCCGACGACGGCACCAACGTCACGTCCTATGGCGGCATCTCGCGCGCAGGCACGCAGGGCCAATTCTGGCGCGGGCAATATGTTGACGTGACGGGAGCTGCCGCGATTCTCACGCGCCAAGCATTGTCGCGGTACATCACGCAAGCCTCGGTGGGATCGACCACAGGCAATGCGGCCAGCCCAAGATACGGAATTTCCAACGGCGGCGGCGGCGAGGCGGTCGATTTCGGGGTGATGAATCCGGGCGACTGGACGACGCTCATGACGGACTTCATGGGGGCCGAGAGTTTCCGCACCACGCCGGGCACGCGCTACGGCTCCGACTCGATCATCAATGCCGGATTCCGCGGCCTGATGCTGCAGGACACGCCACTGTTCATGGACCCGTGGTGTCCGAAGGGAGAGCTGTATCTGTTCAACTCGCGCTACCTCGCGTTCTACATGAGCGAGGACGCGCCGTTCGCCTTCTCGGGCTTCTATTCCGCGATTCCAAACCTGCAGATTGCGAACATCGGTGTGGTCATCGTGGCGTTTAACGTCGTGAACACAAAGCCAGCATCAATGATGCACATCGTGAACATCACCGGCGGCGCCTTCTAAGGAGAGCACTATGGCATTCCCTCGTCTCGGCGGCGCCGGCATTGGCCTTTCGGTCGCGTCGGGCCTTGTCCCCAACTTCGCCGGCACCCCGCCGGTGGTGCAGGGCCTCACCAACACGATCCAGTTGGCGGCGGCGGAAATCTTCAACCTGCCGGCCGGCACCTACATGGTTATTCCCGGTCCCTATACGTGCGTGCAGTTCCTCGATCCGGTCACCGGCACTTGGCGCACCATCAACGCCGAGAACGGCATCCAGCCGATCGTGCTCGACAGTGACGGCGGCAACTTCCGGCTCGCGAACCTCACCGGCACGCCGGTGGGCGGCTTCATCACCAACGCCGGCTCGGGCCTGACCAACGGGTTCGGCACGGTGACGATCACGCCATCGGCCGGCGCGAGCGTGTGGACGTCGGTGGTCGGCGGCGCCATCAACTCGACGGTCACCATCACGGCGGCGGGCTCGGGCTATCTGTTCCCGCCGATCCTGATCATCGACGCGCCGCCGGCGGGCGGCATCCAGGCGAGCGCCACCTGCACCCTCTCGGCGGGCGCCATCAACGCGGTGACGGTGGTGAACCAGGGCGCCGGCTACTCGACCGCGCCCAAGATCACCATCGTCAACGACCCGCGCGACACGGCTGGCGGCGGCGGCATCTTGACGGTGAACGCGACGCTCGCGGGATCGGGCGCGCTCACCGCCATGTACCCCACGAACCCCGGCATCGTGGTCACGGCGGTGCCGACCTTCACGTTCTCGCCGGCCTCGACCATCGCGGTCACGGCCGTGATGAACTTCGTGGTCACCGGCCTGACCATCACCGGCGGCGGCGTTGCGGTTCCGGCCGGCTCGTTCCTACTGGTCAACTCTGGCGCCATCACCGCGACCCGCGCCGCCAACGTGGCGGGCCCGATCGCCGACACGCTGTTGACGCAGGAGCGCCTCGGCATCATTCAACCCACCATCGCGGGCGGCGTGATCACGGCCACTGGCATCATCATCGACGCCGGGTTCGGCTTCCAGGCGGTTCCGGGCGTCGGCCTGGTGAGTTCGACCGGCGTGGCGCCAACGACCGGCATCAACATCACGCCGACCGTGGGCGGCATTACCGATCTATCGTACGTGCAGCGCATCTGATGGGAGGGGGCTATTGCTCTCAACGCCTACCTGGCACAGACACAGCGGCTGCTGCACGACCCCGCCGCGATCTACTTCTCGACCGCGGACCTGACCGCCTACATCAATATTGCGCGCTCGCAGATCGCGATCGAGAGCCAGTCGGTGCGGGCGCTCATCTCGGGTTTCATCGCGTCGGTCGCGGTCAACGCTGGCGGCACGAACTACTCCGCGCAGACCTCCGTTTCATTCGCTAGTCCCTCGGGTGGCACCGGCGCGGTGGCGACCCCGACCATCGCGGCGGGCGTGATCACGGCCGTGACAATGGTGGCGCCCGGTTCCGGCTTCGACACCGCATCGACCGCAATCGCCAGCGACCCGACCGGCGCGGGCCACAATGCGGTGCTCACCCCGACCGTGAGCGGCGCCAACATGATGGTTATCGGACAGGAGGTCTACACGTTCGCGTCACGCCAGACGCAGGCGCAGCTCACCCCCGGCGTGTCGGCGATCCACGGCGTCATGAGCATCACGGCGTCATGGGGTGCGTCGCGCCCGATGCTCGGGAGGAAGGACTGGACGACGTTCCAAGCCAAGTATCGCTCATGGGCGGCGGGCTGGATCAACAACCCGGTGGTGTGGGCGCAGTATGGGCAGGGCGCCAAGGGCTCGGTCTATCTGGCGCCGATCCCCGCCAACGCCTTCAACATGGAGTGGGACACCTATTGCGTGCCGATCCCGCTCGTGGATGACACGACGGTCGAAGCGATCCCCTACCCGTGGACGGACCCTATTCCGTACTACGCCGCTTATCTCGCGGCATCGAACGCGCAGCGCGCCCAGGATTCCGCCAGCATGTTCGGGCAATACGAGGTCTTCATGAAGCGCGCGCGCGCGATGTCGGAGACCCCGTTCATTCCCGACGCCTACGAGTGAGCCATGCCGCCTCGTGGAGAACAGCGCGGAGGCGGTGGCCTTCCCTTCGCGGGCGACGAGGGGCGATTCTTCGCGCTGCAGAAATTCAACTCGCTCAACACCAAGGCGCAGCGGCCGGCGATCGAGGACGAGGAGTTTTCGTGGCTCGAAAACTTCATGCCGCTCGGCGACGGCAACTTGAGGACATTGCCGTCGAACGGGTCCGCGCTCTTTACCGCGCCGGGCGGCACCACCATCGTCTACATGTTCTTTTACAACATTGGCGCCACCTCGTTCGGCGCGTTCTTTCTCTCTGACGGCACCGCCACGCAGGTCAACACCACGACCGGCGTGCAGACGGTGATCTCGAATGTGCCAGGCACGTTCTACGGCGGCGGCACGCTGCCGGCGGCGGCGCAATGGGGCTCGTCCGGCATCCTGATCGTGTCGAAGGTGACGCCTGACGGTTACTGGGCGTGGGACGGCACCACGTTGTTTGCACCGGGCCAGCCGTCGCCGGTGTGGCTCAACGGCGGCACGCCGACCAACATGCCGCTTGGACTGTCCGGCAACGCGATCGAGATATTCCAGAGCCGCGCCTGGGTGTTCAACCTCGGGGTGGGCAACTTCTCGGCGCCAAGCAACGGCGCGAGCTTCTCGGGCGCTTCCGGCGGCGGCTCGTTCCCCTCAACCGACTCGTTCCTGCGGCGCTCCTTCATCGCTGCGCGACAGTCCAACGGCTTCCTCTATGTCTGGGGTGATTCATCGATCAACGTCATCTCGAACGTGCAGACCTCCGGCTCGCCCGCCACCACGACCTTCAACAATCAGAACATCGACCCGCAGGTCGGCACGCCCTGGCCGAACTCGGTGCAGGCTTATGGGCGTGGTCTCGTGTTCGGCAATTCGAGCGGAGTCTATTCGCTGGTCGGCGGCGGCGCCGAGAAGATCAGCGACAAGCTCGACGGCATATTCCTTGAAGCGCAGGCAACGATCACGGGCGCCAACCCGACGCAGGCCCCGAGCGCGGCCGTGCATACGCTCTACGCCATCAGGGTCTATTGCCTGTTGTTGCCGGTGCAGGACCTGTTCACCGGCCAGTTCCGAAACGTGCTGACCGTGTTCGACGGCAAGAAGTGGTTTCTGGCCTCGCAGGTCTCGACGCTCGTCTATGTGGCAACGCAGGAGATCGACTCGGTCCTGACCGCCTGGGGCACGGACGGAACCAACGCGTTCCGGCTGTTTCAGACTCCGTCGACGTCGCTCAACAAGATCATTCAATCAAAGCTCTGGTCGGGCGACGGCTTCGTGATCACCAAGGATGCGTTCCGGCACTACCTGATGGCGACCGACAATTCCGGCGGCGGCTATTCGATCACCGGGACCGTCGACATGCAGAACGAGAACGGCGGCAACTCGGTCTCGGTGTCGTTCTCCTCCAACACGTTTGCGATCGTGTGGCTCAATGCCGCCTCCGGCGTGATCCAGTGGCAGAATGCGTCCGCGCAAAATCTGTTCTTCACCGTGGTCGGGCTCTCGCTCGGCGGCCAGAACGTCAACGCGACCGGCGCGCTGCTCGGCGTCACGCTGCAATCGACCAGCGCCGATTTCACTATCGAGGCGTACGCGCTACTCTATCGCAACAAGGCCCCGATCGGAGGCTGAGACATGTCGATCCGAACCATCCTCGCCAATCTCGTCGCCGGCAACCAGCCGGTGTCGCTGATCGACCAGCTCTTTCAAGATGTCTGGAACGCCGCCACGATGTCCTGCACGGCGTCGGGCACCAACGTGATCACGCTCACGCCGCGCGCCAACGTCAACGCGCCGGCCGCCTACGTTCCGAACCAGCGCTTTGCGTTCGACGCGGCGGCGACCTCGACCGGGCTCGTTACCCTTTTGGTCGGCTCGCTCGCGACGCTGAAGCTGTTCCAGCCGGGCGGCGCGCAAGCCGGCGCCGGCAACATCGTGATCGGCAACTATTACGAGATCGCCTATGACCCGACGCTCGACGGCGGCGTCGGCGGGTTCATCATGTTAAACTCGACCTTGCCCTCGGTCGCGCAGCCGGTGCAGGGCGAGTTCAAGAATCTTGTCGTCACCAACACGACGTCGGGCACCGCCGCGAGCCACGTCATCGTCACCGCCGATCAGGTGCTGCTGTGGAACGCCAGCAACGGCGCCATCAACGTCCAGACCGTCTCGCTCGACATCAATGCCAACGCGGCGGGCGCCAACGGTCTCGACACCGGATCGTTTGCCATCAACACCTGGTACTACGTGTGGGTCATCTACAACGGCGTCACCGCCACGACGGCGGGGCTCTTGAGCGCCTCCGCGACCGCCCCGACGATGCCGTCCGGCTTCACCTACAAGGCGCGCGTCGGGGCGATCCGAGCCGGCGCCGGACCCGCCTTCGTCAACATGATGCAGAAGGGCCGGCGAGCGCAGTATCTCGTCGGGACGTTCGGCGGCAATGTGCTTGCCAACCTGCCGCTCATCGCCAACGGGGCGGCGGGGACGTTTTCGGACACGGCGCCCGTGTGGGCGGTGGTGTCGATTTCCAATTTTGTGCCGCCAGCGGCATCGGAAATCATGATCGCGGCAACCAATAAATTCGGCGGCGCCGGCCCGAACAGTATGCAACTCGCGCCAAATTCCAATTATGGCGGCGGCGCATCGACGATCCCGCCGCCGCTCCAGCTTTCCACCGTCACCGGGCTTGTTCTTGCTGCGACTGTATCGCTGGAACTGGAGTCCACGAACGTTTCTTGGGCATCCGCCGGTGGCGGAGGCGCAATCTCTGCTCTGGGTTGGATCGATAATTTATGAGAATCATGCCCGACATCGTTTTTCCAACCCTCGTCGGCGTTGCCTTGGCGCTATTGCTTGGCGTCTACTTTGTCGGCATGCTCTATCTCGGCGGCAGCGGCGTCGGCGGCTGAACAAAGGATCATCCCACAATGCCATCAAAACCCACCAAGACCGACCCGCAGTACCCGTTCCTATCCGAATGTGTGAAGGGCTCGGCGCTGGTCGAGACGCCGAACGGCATCGCACGCGACATGGGACTCTCGCCCGATCAGCTCGCGCTCGGCGCCCGCAACGACAAGGGCCTTCCCGACAACGTGTTCGGCGAGGTCGTGACGCGGCGTTCGACCGACGACATGGCGACTGGCAACAGAACCGGCGAGTGATCGGTGCCGCTGCCGTTTTTGTTCGACATCACGGCGAGCGACGCCTCGCTTGAGCAGTTCTTTTTCTGGAACGCGCAGGATCACATCGAGATCAGCCAGGCGATCCAGGCGCAGAAAAGCGTCAACCTGTTCCACCGGGTGCTTGACCCGGTGGACAAGGATGCGATTGACGGGTGGATGGAGTTGCACCAGCAGTCCCACAACGACATCAACCAGGTGCTCGGGCTGAGCGGCAACGATCTTTCCGACCTCGACTTTTCCAACCATGCCAGGGTGCGCGAGTGGATGAACCTCCACGCGCAGGAGCACCAGGCCATGCGCCAGACATTGAAGATTTGAAGGCTCCGGCGTAGGCTTGCGGCGAGGACGCGGGCAGGAAACCCGCCATGGCCTTGGAAGACAATCAGGTACTGCCTGCCGCCACGGGCGCGGGCGGCATGAACCCGCAGCTACAGGCATTCATCAATCTGCTGATGGGTGGCGGGCTGCACGGCTTCGGCGGCTTCGGCGGCCAGCCGTTCGGCGGCTTCGGGCGATTCCTGATGGATAATCCGGGGCTGATGCAGGGCCTTGGTATCATCCCGCACGGCGCGGTTCCGGGCCCGCTGCCGGGTGCATCTCCGGTGCAGGATTCCACGACGGCCGCGTTAGGCTCGCCGGCCGCACCGGCACCGGCCGCACCGACGACGCCGAGCCAGGTCCCTGACCCGGCTGCAGCAGCGCCGGGCACGCTAGGCGGGGCGCCAGCCGCTGCGCCGCCTACAGGCGACACCAGCGTCATGGGCGGCACACTGCCAGCGGGCGGCACCTTGCCCGGTGGTCTTCTGACTCCTCGCTGGGCCGATAAGGGCGGCATGACGGCCACGCCGCTGCCGCCGATGCTGCGGAGGGGCTAATCCGTGTCTTGGCTGTCGCAATTCGTCCACAACCCCGGGCAGTTCATCACGCATCAGCCGCTGAAGGCTCTGTCTCTGCTTGCCGCGCCAGTTGCGGCGTTTGCGGCGCCATTCGTCGCGCCCGAGATCGGCGCGGCGTTCGGGCTCGGCGGTGGTGCTGCGGCGGCTGAAGGAGCGGCAGGACTTGGAGCGGCAGAGCTCGGGGCGGCGGGACTCGGTGCAGAGGGAACAGCGCTTGCGGGCGGCGAGGGCGCATTGGGCTTGGGCACGTTCGGGTCGGAGGCTCTCGGCTTCGCGCCCGAGGCTACATCGGCATTCGCGGGGGCGCTGCCAGACAGCATTCCGGCAGGCTTCCTTGAGGCGGGCTCGGGCACGCCCGCGTCTTTCTACGATGCGGTCGGCTTTGGATCGGGCGCCAGCACGGCCGGAACCACGGTGCCGGACATCACCGGCAGCGTGATCGGCGACGTGACCGGCGGCGGCGCGGCGAGTGGCGCGGGAGGCGTTGAGGCCGCGCTCTCGCCCGAGATGGCGGCGGGTGCCCCGTTCGCGGACTCGGCGGTGGGTCAGGCGATGGTCAACGCCGGCCTCGTCCCCGCGAATGCGTCGCCCGGGATGTGGTCGAGCGCGATGAGCTGGATCAAGGCCAATCCGATGATGGCGGCCACGCTCGGGCTCGGCGGCCTCGGGCTGGCGAAAAACCTGATCGGCGGAATCCCGCAATCGGGAGCCTTGAAGGGAGTGGCCGCGCAGGCGGGACAGCAGGCGGGCGCGCTGTCGGCGGAAGGCCAGAACCTGTTGGGCCCGATCCAGGGCGGGCCGCTGCCACCCGCTCTTGAGCAGCAAGTGCTCAACGGCGTCAAGGCCGCAGACGCTGCCACCAAGTCGCGTTTTGCTCAACTCGGACTGTCCGGTTCGACGATGGAAACCGACGCGCTCAGCAACAACCAGAACCAAGCGCAGGCGCTGCGCGGCACGCTCGCGCTGCAGCTCGCTCAGTCGGGCGCGCAACTCCTTCAGATCGCAAACCAGGACCTCGGTATTGAGTCGGGCGTGTTCACAAGCCTGATGAACGCGCAGATCGCGCAAGACAGCGCGCTCGAGCAATCGATTGCGCGATTTGCCGGATCGGCCGCGATGGCGTCCGCGATATCGAGCCGAAAGGCGGCGTGACATGGTGGATCCAACCCCCATCAACGGCACGGGCGGCGACTCCGACGTCGACGCCTTCTTTCGGTCGCGCGGAATGCAGACCTACGGCGACATCCAGAAGCAGCGTGACGAGCTGGTCCCGAAATACGAGGAGGCCACGCGTCCGGCGGTGGAGTCGCTTGAGAAGGCGCGCACCGAACGCGACAAGCTCACCGCCGCCCCGATCAAGCCGCCCGCCGCGCCGACATTACAGAGCATGCCGGCCGCGCCACGCCAGCAGTACGACGACCCCATGAAGGCGTTCGGCTCACCGGCTGTGATCCTCGCCACGCTCGGCTCGCTGTTCACGCGCCACCCGCTCAAGGTCGCGTTTGATTCCGCCGCCGCCGCGATCGACGGCTACCACAAGGGCGACAAGGAGAAGGCCGAACTCGAACAGAAGAACTGGCAGGAGGCGACCGAGGCCGCGATCAACCAGAACAAGACCGAGCTCGAAAAATATCAGGCCGCATGGAAAGAGACCGAGCACAACGTCAACGAACGCTTTGCCAAGATGCATGCAATCGCGGCGGGCGTCAAAGACGAGGTGATGCTCTCAGGGCTCAAGACCGGCAACCTCGACCTCATCTGGAAGACGCTGGAGCAGCGGCAGACCGCGATGGACAAGCTGGTGCAGTTCCAGACGCAGGAGAAGGACCGGCAAGAGCGGCTGAAACAACAGCAGGAGATGATCGATATCCGGCGCCAGCAGGCCAACACGGCAAGGCAAAATCAGGAACAGTCATTTCTCAGCGACGAGTCTCTGAAAATGCGCGCGCAGCAGTACGTTGTTGCTGGTGACGAAGGCGTGCGGCGCGGGCTCGGCGGCGGGGTGTCCGGGCGCGTTAATCTCGCCAGGCTCGACGACATGATCGCGCAAACACAAAAGGAAATGGGCGTCGACGCGAAAGAGCAGGCGAAGCGCATCGCTGGATTCATCGGCGAGAAGCAGTACCAGCGCACGGCCGGCGGCTATTCGGCGCGCGTCGAGGTGGCGTCGAACGAGGTGGCGCAGATGGCGCCGCTCGCGCTCGAGTCGTCGGAAAAGCTTGAGCGCATGGGCGGCGGCTTTGTGGCGGTGAACGAGGCGCAACAGGCGTGGATGCGTGGCACCAGCAATCTGGCGCTCACCGAATTCGCCACCAACAACTTCGCGCTCAAGAACGCCTACGTGCGCGCCATGAACCCGACCGGCGTGCCGCGCGTGCAGGAGCGCGCCGAGGCGCACGCCGAGGGACTGTTCAAGACCGCGACCAGCCAGGAAGCCTATCGCAAGATGGTGGAGACCATGCTGCGCGAGGTGCTCGGATCAAAGCGCGCCGTAGCGGCGACCCGCAGCGAGGCTGAAGTGGAAAGCAAGCTGATCGACCTCCTGTCCGGCAAGGAAGGATCGGCCGCGAGCGACGACCCAAAGACCATGTCGGATGACGAGCTGAAGAAACGCCTCGGGATCAAGTAATGGCCGAGGACAACCTCACCCTGATGATCGAGGCGAACCGGCGCGGACTCCTCCCGCCGGACCAGAAAGCCACCTTTGACGAGGCGGTGCGGCGCGGCCTGATGCCGTCTTCGGCGTCCGGCATGGATCGGTTCATGATGGGCGCCACCGATCCCGGCCGCGGCATCATGGAAATCGTTCAGCAGATCGTGGGCAAGCCCGAGGCCAAGGCAGAGACGCCGGACCCGAACGCCAAGCCGAAGGACGTGAAGATACCCGGCGAGGTCATCAGCCCGACCGATCCGATGCGGATCGCCGGCAATGTCGCCAACCCGGCGAATCTGATCACGCCGCTTGCGGCCTCGCGCGTGACGGCTCTGAGCCCGATGGCAAAGACCGTTCTTTCGGGGACGATCCCGGCGCTGCTGCAGCCGTTAGGCGAGACCAACGACTTTTTGGGCGAGAAGACAAAGCAGGGCGTCACCGGCGCGGCTCTCGGATACGGGTTCTCGGTCGCCGGCAAGGGCGTGTCGAAGGGCATGGACGCGCTCGGGCGCTGGCTCGTGTCGCGTTACCCCGAGAACATCGCGAGCCACGCGGTTTCGCTCGTGCTCAAGAGGATCGAGCAGGACCGCGCTGGCGGTGGGTTGACCGCCCGTAACATGGTGGAGCTGGTGCGGCTCGCCGGCACGCAAAACAAGCCGCTCACGCTCTCCGATGTGGGCGGAAAAAATGTCGAGCGCCTTGCGGGCAACATCTACCGATCGGGCGGCTCTGCCGCTAACACCGCCGAGACGCTGTACGAAACGCGCGACTCGGCCGCTGCCAATCGCCTGCGGCAGGACATCGCCAAGTACGTGCACGGCGGCATGACCGTGTTCGAGGCGACCGAAGCGCTGCTGACCTCGCGCAGCGCGGCGGCGCGTCCGCTCTATGAGCAGACCGACAAGTTGCAGGGCATCTGGTCGCCGCGGCTCGGCGAGTTTTTCAAGGACCCCGTCATCAAGGACGGCATGAAGCGCGGATACGAACTTGAAAAGATGGTCTCTCTCGCCGAGAACCGGGCGTTCGACCCGACCGCCATGGGCGTCGACATTGCCGACCCCAACAACATCACGTTTCTCCGCGCGCCGAACATGCGCGTACTCGACATGGCCAAGCAGGGCCTCGACGCGATGATCGCGGACGAGCGCAACGCCATCACCGGGCGCTTGTCGGCGCGCGGCGTGGCCCTCGACAAGCTGAAACGATCATACGTCTCGGAAATCGACAACCTCGACACCACCGGCGTCTACAAGAAGGCGCGCGCTGCGTGGGGCGGCTATTCGGCCTCCCTCGACGCGCTCAAGTCTGGCCGCGCTGTGTTTCAGGCATCACCGGAGGAGAACGCCGCGCTCGCCAAGTCTCTATCGCCAAGCGATCAGGAGTTCTATCGCATGGGCGTGGCCGACATGCTCAACGAGCGGCTGGCAAAGACCGGGTTCTCATCCGACGAGGCGAAGGCGCTCATCAAGAACGACTGGGCCAAGGGCCAGCTCAAGCCGGCGTTCAAGAGCGAGCAGGAGTTCAACGAGTTCGTCGACTCGGTCGCGATGGAAAGCATGATGTTTGGGAGGAGGCGCGCGATCACAGGCGGGTCGCAGACCGCCGAGCGCATGGTTGAGGATCAGTCCGAACTCATCAAGCGCGCGGAGGCGAGCGCAAGCATCGCTGGCAAGCTCGCGGGCGGCCACTACTTCAAGGCGGTCGCGGATTTCTACCGGATGCACAAAGACCTCGGTCTGCGGTCAGACCCGAAGATGAACGAGGTGGTCGCCAAGATACTGTTCTCGCCGCTGCCGCCCCACGCCAAGACCGAAAGCGCGCGCGCGGTGCGCTCGATCCTGTCGCCGCCGCCACCCGGTCAAGGAAACTATCTGCAGGGCCCGGCCCGCTCGGTGCAGGACCTCATCGCGCCGGCTCTGGCATCGGAGACCGGAGAAATCAGCGGCGGTCGACCGTTGCCATTGCCTCGATACGCGGAGGGCGGCGTGTCAGCGGGCGGGCAGGCGGTGGTCGGCGAGGACGGGCCCGAAGTCGTGAACCTGCCGCCGGGCGCGAAAGTCATTCCAAACCACAAGCTACCGGGGTCTTCTGTCGATTGGCTGCGCCAATATCTGCCGACTGCGGTAGGGGACTATCTCTCGAAGAGAGAACAACAGGCGATGGCTCCTATCAGTGCCCGCGAAGTTGCTGGCGATGCCATCTCGACTGCAGCGAACATCATGCCCGCGGGTCGGCTCGGTCCTATGTCCTTTAAATCTCCATGGGGGTTCAAGGACTACAGCAACGTTTCACCAGCACAGCACGTCATCAATCTAAAAACTCGAATCGGTCAACTATCGAGGGACCTCACGGAGTTCAACAAACGCTATCCCGGCGAGGCTCATTCCGGAAGAGAGGAACTAAGGCGGTTTCGGCAAGAGCTGAAAGACCTGCAAAGCTATCTGAGTGATCTGCCGCACTACCAGGAAGGCGGCATTACACCCGGCGGCCCAGTTGTAGTCGGCGAACGCGGACCAGAGGTTGTCGAGCCCCCCCCCGATATCGACTCGCTGTTGCGCCAGATGGGATCAGGGCCGGCACCCCCGCCGGGCGAACCGATGACGCGCGCGCTGCCGGGCTACGAGCAACGGAGCCCCGGCGAGCTCGCGATGATCCGCACGCAGGAGGCGACGCGACCGACGCGCGGACGCGCCGACATCACGCCCGAGCACGCTGCGCAAATGCTGCTCGCGGCAGGCGGGACCTATGCGGCGCCGGAACAACTCCTGGCGCGCGGGATCGCGGCGGCGCCCAAGACGATGACGGCATTGCTTGCCGCGCTGGGAGTGGGGACGGGCCCGACGGAAGCGGGCGAGTCTGCCTTTAGTGAGCCAGAGCCAAAGCGGCCATCTGAAATCCAGACACAGATTGACTCGATCAATACCAAAATCAATCCTAAGCGCACGGCGCTTGATAAGCTCAAGGCGAATTTTGCAGCCGGGCGGATCGACAAGCAGGAGTTTGAACGGCGACGCGTTCCGCTGGAGGGCGAGATAGGACGGGCTGCAGACGATATTAAGAGCATTGACGCGCCGTTCCAGCGGCAACTTACTGCATGGGAAACCCGCAAGAACGACGCGCTTACGGAACAGAGCAAAGCGGACGAAGTCCGTCGCCAAAAGTTGGCAGATGCGGAGTTGCCTTTCCGCGTCAAACATCCCGAGGCCACGCAAAACATCATCAAGGGGGGCACGGGGCTCACTGGCCTGACGGCGCTGCTGACCGGGCTCTTGAGCAAGGGCAAGATCAAGCCAACCCTCGGCGTCGCGGGAGTTGGCGGGCTTGAAGGTGCCGTCACTTCCAACATTCCAGAATGGCTCGACCTCGGCGGCTTCCAACCTGTCGGCGGCGAAGCTTGGAAGAAGACCCGTGATCAACAGTTGTCGTTGGACAATCTCATTAAGACGATCTCTGAGGCTGGCGTGCATGCCGCCGGTGCGGGTGCGATCAGTTATGGCTCATCGTTTGGTCCCAAAGTAGCGGATCGCATCAAGAGTTATTTTTCACCAGGAAAGAGGCCGCCATCGTCACCACCGTCCCCGCCAGGACCCACGGGAGGGCTGGCGCCCCCCAGTGTGGGACCAGGAGGATTGACCACCCCACCGGCACCAGGAGGAATGCCAGGAATGATGTCGGCGCCCTCAACTTTACCCGCAACTTCGCCAGCAACATCAGGCCCTCCCACGATGGTCCGCAGCGGCATCACTTATGAGTTTACCAGCTCTGGCTGGCGCGTCCAAGCCGGCCAGAAGGGCGGCGGGCGCTTCATGAAGAACCCGCCGGAATGGCCGTC